GGGGAGCTGCCGGCATAGGAAAATTGTGGGGTGCGTTGAGCAAGGTCCCAAGGGCCGTGGCCCGTTTTGGGGACATCAAGAAGCCGAAATTAACGAAGCCAACCACAACAACCGAGCTTTCCGTGGCACAGGCCGTTGAAGACAAGCCGGCGATGTTTCTGGAGAGCGTTAAAGTTATTGAGGATGCGCCGGACAGCTCAAACCTTACCGCAGATGAATGGCTGGGATATGTTAAAAATAAAAATGTAAGCGAGACGGAATTGGACGAATTTGGATTGGGTCCTATGCTGAAGAACCTTGCCGGAAAAGACACTACCGTGGATGCCGCTGATCTTAAAGCTGCACAAGAAGTCGTTAAAAAGACCAAGGAATCCGGTATTGGAATAAACAAGCAGTTCAGCGAGATAATGAAAAAGCACAAGGGTGATACTACGAATCCGGAGGTTATCGCAATCAGGGAAAAATTGGACATTTACAAGGCAGCCTTAAAGGGAGACATGGATATTTTATCGCGCCTGGAAGGTGCCGGCAAGGTTAGAATTCCTAAAGCCAAGCTCATGGAGATGTATGACATGGAAATGCCCAAGATTGACATGGATATCGCAATCGCGGAACCTGTTTCCCGGGGTGCAGGCGACATCGTCGGAATGCTCTTGAAAGTAAGGGAAAGGGGAAGAGGAACCAGATGGGATGAGGCTTCGGAAGCGGATATCTTTTCAAATGACGCACGACTTCTGAGCCAACTACACCAGCCACCACAGGATCGCGTAGGATTTGTCCTTCGCAACAAGCTTATTGACGTCATGAAGGGAACAACGAAGGTTGTGCCGCGAGCGAATGACGACCCCCTAGTGCATCATCTTTTAAAGCCGGAAGGAAAACAGCACTATCACTTTGAAAGGGGAACACACTTCAAGGAAATGTGGGAAACCGCTTTTCCTAATTTATTTCACACAACAAACCAGATTGTAAAGCAGGGTCACTTTGAAGACCTGAAGCACCTTGTCAAGGCGGAGGATGTCGCTGAATTGGCAAAGGCAAAGGGCATTCCTGAGGAGGATGCATTCAAGCAGCTTTATCAGGCACTGAATATTTTTGACCGCTCGATTATGACGGCGGACGTTCCAATTCCATTCTGGACGAAAAAACTTCTTTATCGTCTCGGCGACATGGACCAGGGAAGGGGATTTTTCTACAAGAGCAAAAGGTCACCGGCCCATGAGGGAACGCAATTCATACCGGGTGGGTCAGGATACGGCGAACTGAAGTTCTACCAGAACTTTACGCCAGGATCCGTGAGATCAGGGGAAGGCCAATACAAGTCAGGGCACTTTAGCGGAGAGGTTTTTCAAGGAAATACTGGAAATTCACCTTTTATGTGGACACGTTTCAGCGAACGAATAGATGAAAGCGGAAGAAAGCTTCTTCTAGGCGAAGAAATTCAGTCCGATCTTCACCAGAACGTGGCCCAGAAAGGATATGCCTACGCTCCACGCCTCGACAAGCATGATGTTCTTGCCGAAATGGGAGAATTTGCCAAGCAACTGGATACAAAGGCACAAACTTTGGAGTCCACAAGGCTCAGGAAGGATACAATCAAGGCATTGCCCCGTCATGAGCGTGAATCGCCGGCAAATGTCGCTGAATTAAAGAATATTGAGAAGGCGATAAAGAAACTAATTAAGGATGTTAAAATACTGAAAGATAAAGTTGCAGCGCAAGCCAAGAGAACGGGAAGAAGCGGACAGGTTCACCCTGACACGGCATTCAAGAAATCGGAGAACTATGCGAAGCTTGCTATGCAAGGGTTGATGAAAATGGCGTCAGACAAAGGATATGACGGCGTTGCGCTGTCATCAGGAAGAATGAAAAAAGCATACGGCGATATTCCGAAAGGTGGGGCCAAGTTCTACGATGAAATCGGAGTAAAGGCGATGGAAAGAATGGCCAAGAAAAGTGGATATAAATTGTCCTATACAACAATTGTTGACGGCAACGGATATTCATGGGAAAAGGTTCCTGTAATTCTTATGAGGGATGTTAACACTGGTAAAAAATTTGCGGGTGATGCAACAATCCCAGTCTATAAAAAAGGTGGCATTGTTAATAAAAAAATGGTAAAGAAGTAAAATGGCTATTTCATCAAGAAGGCCTGCCTCTGGTTCAATAGAAAAGGCAATCGAAGCACTGACAGATGGTTTACAAATGGGTCAGGGAGCTGATGTACAAGTTCCTGACGAAACTGTTACTTCTGAAGGTGGAGTGGAGATTACCAATCTACCAGACGGCGGAGCTGAAATAAATACAGATCCAAACGCACCAGTTGATCAATCACAGATTCCCTTTAACGGAAATCTTGCCAATTTTCTTGAAGACAGTGATCTTCAAACATTATCCAATAAATTGGTGTCAGCATACGAATCCGACAAGGTATCCCGTAAGGACTGGGAGGATACGTATATCAAAGGACTCGACATGCTTGGATTCAAGTACGAGAACCGAACGCAGCCTTTTGAGGGTGCATCCGGTGTCGTTCATCCATTATTGGCAGAATCAGTTACACAATTCCAGGCGCAGGCCTATAAGGAACTTCTTCCTCCTGCAGGACCAGTTAACACCGAGGTTGTTGGGGAGATTACTCCAGAAGTGGAGGAACAGGCGAAGCGTGTCAAGGACTACATGAATTACCAGATTACGCAAATTATGAAGGAGTATGATCCTGACATGGATTCATTATTATTCTATCTTCCTTTATCAGGTTCAGCGTTTAAGAAAACTTATTATGATTCGCTATTACAGCGACCAGTTTCAAAATTTGTCTCCTCAGAAGATTGTGTTGTCAATTATATGGCAACTTCGCTTGAGGAAGCTTTTAGAATTACACACGTAACCAAAATTGATTCCAATGAATTAAGAAAACAACAAGTCAATGGGTTTTACCGTGATATAGAAGTTTTGACTGGTTCTGTTAACACCATAAGTGAGGTGACAGAAAAAGTTGATGAATTGCAGGGTGTCAGTGATACAATCGCATCAGATGATGATGAACATTTTCTTTTGGAAATGCATGTTGACGCTGACGTTCCAGGATTTGAGGATCCCAACGGAGTTAAGCTTCCTTACATTATTACCATTGATCAATTTTCCACAAAAGTTTTAGGAATAAGAAGAAACTGGGCAGAACAGGACGCTCAAAAAAGACGAATTAACTATTTTACACACTACAAGTTCCTCCCAGGACTGGGGTTTTACGGCTTCGGTCTAATACACATGCTTGGAGGATTATCGCGAACAGCAACAAGTGTTTTGCGGCAATTAATTGATGCTGGCACACTCGCGAACCTTCCGGCAGGTTTCAAGGCACGTGGCATGCGAATACGTGATCAGGATGAACCGTTGCAGCCAGGTGAGTTCAGAGATGTGGACGTAACAGGAACTTCCATAAAGGAGTCACTGTTGCCACTTCCGTACAAGGAACCTTCTCAAACTTTATTTGCCCTTTTAGGATTTTGTGTTGACGCAGGAAAATCCTTCGCGGCGATAGCGGATATGAAAATGGGGGAAGGTAATGAACAAAACCCTGTTGGAACAACACTCGCTCTTTTAGAAAGAGGAACAAAAGTTATGAGCGCAATCCATAAGCGATTGCATTACGCTCAAAGATTGGAATTTCAACTTCTTGCGCGTTGCATTCAAATGTTTCTGCCACCGGAATATCCCTATATGGTTAAAGGTGGAAATAGAATGATTAAGCAAAGCGACTTTGACGAGCGTGTTGATATTTTACCAATTTCAAATCCTAATATTTTCTCCATGTCACAACGTGTCATGTTGGCGCAGAATCAATTACAATTAGCGATTGCCAATCCAGGATTGCATAATTTGCGCGAAGCATATCGAAGAGTCTATCAGGCACTGGATGTTGATAATATTGACGCATTACTGAAACCGGATCCAGGAAATCCTCCACCAAAGAGTCCGGCAATTGAAAATTCAGAAGCGATGCGCGGAACCGAACCAAAAGCATTTCCACAACAGAATCACCAGGCACACATAGAGGCGCATGGAGAATTTATGTTCACGCGTCCTGTTCAGATAAATACGCAGGTATATGCAATGATGGAAGCGCATGTGTTACAGCATATTGCGATCATGTCAGCGGAGCAGGTAGAGCAGCAAATGCAGCCGCAGGCTCAGCAAATGCAGCAACAGATCCAACAAATGGAGCAACAAGCACAACAAAATCCAGCCATGCAGCAGCAAGTGGGCCAACAAATAGAGCAAATGCAGCAACAATTCAGTATACAAAAAGAAGCTCAGATTGCTGTAGTTGAGGCACAATTTATTAAGGAAATGGCACAGGAAGAAACTCAAAGAAGCGGACTGGAAGAACAAGATCCATTAATCAGATTAAAACAACAAGAAATTGACATTAAAGCGGCTGAATTACAGCAAAAAGGAGAGCATGATCAAACCAAGATGTTAATGGAAACAGCGGTTGATGCAGAAAAGCTTGACTTGGAGAGAGAAAAGATGTCTAGTAGTAATGAATTAGGTGTGGTAAAAGAATCTTTTGGCTTGCTAAAAGACCAGGCAAAGGATACAACATCGGAGATTAAGGAAGATGTTATAAGACTGCGTGAAAGCGCTAAGAACCGAAGCAATGAAAAAATTGCACAAATGAGGGAGAGAGGAAAGGCTAATGGAAAATCAAAACGTAACTAAAATAGCGCATGTTATGCAAAAAGCTGAAAAGCTCGTTACGGAGGAATTAAAGAAAAATCCAGGGCATGACCTGTTGGTCGCGGCTGGACTGATGGCAGTTACAAGGAACCTGTATATACACGCACTTGGGCCTCAAGAGGCACAGAAAATATTTGCGATTATGCTGGATTCGTTTATAATGGCCGAGGAAATGTATTATGGGGAGAGCCATGATACGCCACCAACAATTCACTAGGAGGTAAATATGAAGTTATTGAAAGATATTTGGAATCACCTGAAGGAGTGGAACGAATGGGGAATGAAAGACTGGATTAAAGCCGGCATCATCGTCATCGTTGTTCTTGTGGTTCTAAAAATTATACTTATACCGGGCGCATAATAGGAGAATAAAAAATGGCAACTATGAGACGTGATAGGCGTTTACCAGGACAAAGTTTTAGCTACAAGGATCATCCCTCTAATGTGGGAAGCCCAAGTTATTATGCTGACACAGGCCGTGGATGGGTAAATCCAGGAGTTAGTCGTAATAAAATTGATAGACTAGGAAATTTGCCTGGATCAGAATGGAAACATCCCGTATCTCCAACGAGAAGAGTACCCTCAAATAGGCAACCAGGAATTGGAGTTGCTAACCGAAGAGTAGGTCCTTCATTTGGTTATGACCGTGCAGGGGGAGAAAGACCAGGAAGGGGCAGACCGGCCCGAAACTTACCTAGTAGGTTTGGAGGAGCAGGAATTACAGCAAGCGCACCCGGACAACAATATATAACGAAATCAACAGATAAAGATGAAGAGAAACAAGCAGCTTTTGATCATCCGGCCTATGCCCATTTAGGTCCGTGGTGGGGCGATGTAATGGACAAGTTTGGAGGATTGACTGAAGGCGCTTTGCGTGGCTCACGATTACATAAAAAATACAAAGATGAGTATGGCGACAGTAAACAGTGGGAAGCCGATAAAAGACTCATGATGACTGAAAAAGATCAAGCCTTTTACGATAAATACATGAATCTTGCCGATATGGCGACGGATAATGAAAAGGCAGCGGAATACAGAAAGACAGCTGAAACGGCGTGGAGAAACAAGCAGACTTCAGACAGACTGGCGGCAGCAACAGGATTTGAAGACTATGCACCAAGTAAATATACTGGCGTAGGCGAAGGTTCGAGATATACTGGAGGTCATAGAAAATCAGGAGAATTCGTTCCAGGTGTAGATATTATGCAGGACATATTTAATAGATTACCAGCACAAGGTGGATATGATATGGATTTTGGTGGACCATTGACTCCGGCTGGCGGCCCAATTTCCATTACTGATAATCAGTTCGCTCCAGGATATGGTGAGGAATTACCTGCATATTCTGATGAACCTGTGAATATAGGTGGAGGGTCTATTGAAGACGATATAGCCAATAAGGATGACTACTTCACCGAAGGTGAACTGTGGGAAGACACTTCAAATCTTCCAGGTTTAACTTTGGATCAGATTTATGAAACAGGCGAAATGATGCCTGATGAACAGTATTCCACATGGGGAGAACCAGGATTTTATAATGTTCCTTTATCACGAGGACCAGTACAAAGAAGAAAAGAGATCCAAAATCCAAATTTACTTAGAAAATTTGGAGACTTAGCGGAGCGTAATTCAGGATTTGTAGGACCGTGGGGAATCAACGAGAAACTTCCATTTGGCCCTAATACAGGACTATACGACGAAGAAGAAGAAATTTTAATGGGTCCAGGATCGAGTAATCCAAGATTATCAGGAGGTTAATACCTCATGGCAGGACCTCATGATTGGGATTGGGCGTCTCCAACTACACCTGTCAGTACAGGAACACCTAACTTTGGCCCACCAGGAACTGGTGGAGCAAATCAACCCCCTCAAGTAACTGCACCTCCTGTACAAACAGGAACACCTAATTTTGGCCCACACGGAAGTGGTGGGGCAAATCAACCCCCTCCAGTAGACATAACCGTAGATAACACGAGCGAAATTATCAGTGATGCAGGTTGGAATGCTTTAACTAATGCCGGCAATATTGATAATAATATAGGGATTACTACTTTAGCTGATGGAACAATATCTGTTCCTGAACTTACAACTTCTTCTACTAAGCCAGTTGAGCCATTTATAAATGTTTATAATGAAGAAGTAGATCTTACCAACATATCAGATGACATATGGGACCTTGCTGTACAAGCGTCGACAAGTCCTGG